GCTACTGCTTTTGAATTACGTAAAAAATCTTGAGCCCCTTTACCAAATGAATAATCTCCATTAACATCCAATTGTCTATAAATCATTTACATCAACTCCATACTGGGTCACCGTCATTATTAATAGTAAGTTTTTTTGTTACTTCACCATCGGGTGAGGTAAAGAGAGCACCTTCACCAGGGGTAGCAAAATTAACTCCACTTCCTTTAACCTTAACACTACTTTGAGATAACTCAATGATTACATTACCATTATCAGACCTAAGTTCCATGGAACTTACATTGTAGTTAGAAACTACGTTTGCCTGGCTTCCAACCCCGAGTATAGCAAATCCATCTGATAAATCATGCCTTCTTTTTTCAATTTGATTTTGAATGCCACCGCTTGCCCACCACGAGTCAATACACATATCACCAAATATTACAAGGCATTCATCACCTTTTTGAACAGGAAATGTTATTGAAAATCCACCTGCCCTTGGAAAAATAATTGGGACATCTGGCAAAATTGGAAGAGCTACATGTGACATATTACCATCTTTATCACGTATTCTTTCCCTTAACGAAAGTTGAACCGTTACAGTTTGCTCATCAGGGTTAAATGATTGAATTATCCCTGGCATTGAAACCCTTATGTCATTCTTTATTTTATCTGACAAAAGCCTGTAAAATTCAAATTCATTACTTGTTCTTTGACCAACATTCCTCATCAATTCATCATCCGTTCCACATGTTAGTGTTTCCATTGCGCATCATACTTGGTATATCGGCACCTGCCTGTGTCACTGTCTCAACTTCTGTGTACCAGTCATTGCCCCTTGTGTCACCCTTATGGGTAATTTTAATGACCCTGTAGATTCCATCTTGGTCAAGGGGATAAAAGGGTTGACCTTGCTGATATTGTTGATTCCTTATCGAACTGTTGTCAACATGAATAAACGAACCAAGCTTAACTCTTGGATTTAAAAGCATTTTTATTGTAGCCCCGAAATCCTGTTGTGAAGGGACCCCGATAAGTCCTGACTCAGGTGTTAGATAAAATATTTCACCATCAGGTAAATCTTGGGCTTTTATGATGTTAACACTTCCGTCGTCAAGATAAAAAGAGGCATTTTCACTTTGAGCAATTTGCCTCAAATAATCTCTTGCTAACCCAAAAAATACCCTTCCCCGGGTCAACCTTGAATCAGATAAATTCTTTGAGATACTCCCCAAATTAGCAGGGGTAGTTGCTTTTACCATCAAATTGTTAATAAGTGACCTTGAGTTTTGTCCACGCATAATAGAAAAATTAGCTGTCCCAGCCATAAGAAAAGTATCAGAATCCATAGAAACAAGAGAAAGTTTATAGTTTACTCCGCCCTCTTTGTATCTTATGGGTTGAATAATATTGCCTTGAAAAGCAAGCCCATACTGCTCACCCTCATATCCTGCTTCAATGTAAACTAAGTACCCTTCTTGAATTAAAGTATTTTCACTTCCTGGTGCTAAGTTATAAATTGTTACTTCTGAATAGCTTGCTTCCATGATTGTCTTAACACAATTAAATTCAACTTTTAATTCAGAAACATCTAAAGCAGCTTGCCCATCTAAACTACTTACTATAATCCTATATTTTCTTCCATAGAGGACATCTTTTTTGGATTCACTACTTTTAACCACTTCATAGCTAGATGAAGGTATTGCAATATTTTGTATAGGGCTTAATATGCTATTTTGACTTCGTGAAGATGCCGACCCTAGAAATATTGACATTCCAGAGTGCCTTGCTGCCTTAAACTCAGGAAATTGATCTATATTTACTTCAATAACACCTTTTTGAGTTCCAGCAGCATGAATGACTTTATTATCTCCTATGTATATACCTACATGCCCTGGAGCATTATCTATAACCTCACTAAACCTTGCAAAAAGTAAATCTCCTACATTAAGCTGGCTTCTTTCTACATATTGACAAACTGGCCATTGGTCTATAGTTGACCTCCCAATAGAAACACCAAAATGATTCCAAACAAAATAAACTAATCCAGAGCAATCAAAGGTGTCAGGCCCTTCATTCCCAAATATATATTGTTTCCCTACTTGCGATCTAACAAATGAAACAAAAGTTTGCTGTGTTAAGCTACTACTAGATAATCCACTCGAACCGCTTGATACAGACGTAAAAACTACTTCCTTATTTAAGCCTAAATATTGTTGGTAAACTTTGTTTCGATACATTGCCCAAGCTCCCAAGCCTTGCGAAAAATATACCTGTGAAGCTGCATAAATGTTATTATCAAGATTTGAAAGCCATGTTATCCAAATATTTTTATCTGTACTACTTGTCCATCTTTCTAATTTATCTGAATGTGCTGGTAAGTTTATTTGGAATATTCCAACCGACCCGCCATACTGTTGATCGCCAATGATTCCAGTTCTGTAGCTTGATTCGGCATAGCCAACTGCTGCCAAAATTACGGCATCACCACTTGAAACCCCAAGCGTTTCAAGCTTATTAATTATATAATTAGAATCCACCACTACTCATCACCCCATATTAACTTAAACGAAGTGCCTAAGTTGTTCTGACTAGGGCTATCTACTGTCGAATCACCTGTATTCACAACAAATGCACTTCCAATACCGAGATGTTTATATTGCCCAAGGATATTGCCACTTGCCAAGAGGGGGAGTGAATCAATAAGGATGTTGTTTTCTTTATCCGATATTGTTACCCACCAAAAATCACCAATTGTGTTGTACCTTACTTCAAACCTGAGGGTTATGTTCTTACCCTTTAAGGGTATTGTACAAATGAATGACTGATTCGGGTCATTTGTGAGGGGAACCTGATAATAATTCATCAATGTTGCTCCTTCAAAAAAAATAAGCCCCCCAAAGGGCTGATAGCTATACTTCGTTATTAGCTATTCTTGCTAGTTGCCCTGAATACTTAAGCATCCTTTTTAAGGCCTTTTCAATATGGTCACCTGATAAGTGCCTGCCAGATTTAAGATAAGTAGCAACCCAGCTTAGATATTTAGCATCTACTCCATTAAACCCTATGCCATTATGTTCTATCGTTTCGCCGGCGCTTTTTTCAAAAGATGTTTGCTTATTATAAATCGCCAAAATAGCTCTTTCAAGCCAAGATTGATTTCCTTTGAGCATTTCTTTTATCTCATCAGTTGTCCATTTTTTCATGAAAAGCCCCTCCTCTTGAGTACTAGTTTTTGTTCCGATTTGTTAACTTAAGTCTATTATACCAGGATCAACAAAAAATGTACATACCTTTTCAAAATTTATTTTCCATCAAATAACTGCTTTAAAACACTCTGATTCGGCTTCACAAGTTGTACTTCACCTTTGTTTGTGCTATCAGTCACCTGGGGCTTTTGGCTTATCTTTACAGTCTTTACTACAGCAACTATGAGTTCTCTCAATGTAATTGTTGCCTTTAGCCCATAAAGTGTTGTATGGTCATCTGGTGCTGCTATTGTTTCAATGACCATATTTTTGTATAACTTTAGCCTGGTCAAAACTTGAAGTGGAACCCTTTGTTCTTGTAGCTCAAGTAGTGTTTGATATGCAGTTACCGACCTTGACCAACCACCTTCAAACTGGCCATTTACAAGGCTTTTTGATACATCAGACATTCCAATTTCCATGACCAGTACCGAAGGATTTCTAAATGAATGGTCAGAAACTGATGAACCAGATTCAACAGGGTGCTCAGTTATCGTTAAACTTGTTGTATGCTCTGACCTTATAATAGCATCAAAAAAATAACCACCTATATTTGTCTTTACATAAATTAATTGTTGCAATTCTGGTAGTTGATAAGGCAATACAAGGGGAAAAGCCATCTATACAATCACCCCTTGTTGTGACCTGATAAGCAAGTTTGTTTGAGAATTATTTACTGTCCTTGCTACAGTCTCTGGGTTGCTTGCACCGTATATATAGTACTTAGAATCAAATGTTACGTTGGAATTCCTTTCACTTGAGCGGCTTACATGAGGATTTACACCACGTAGCACTAATGATGAAAGCATATTCATTCCATTTGAGTTGCTACTTACCCCTTTAAATCCATTTGTGAACATTGGAGCTAAAAATATATCAGCAAAGCCGCCTAGCCATGAATGGTCTTTTAAGAAGCCCTTAAACCCTTTTTGGGTCTGCTCTTCTCCTTTTTGCTTTAAGGATTCATCATCAGTAAAATACCCGTTAATTGTATTAAGTGTGCCTGCTATTACTGTAAGAACAGAACTTAACTCCTTAAATGATGAAGTCATCTTGTCAATAACCATAATCCCAATGTCTTCATGCCCCATTAACTCAGCAAGTGACCCAAGGATTCCTTTAAGCGAATCCCAGACTCCTATTATACTTTCTGCAAGCATGTCAAGGCTTTCTTTAAACTCTATAATAGCACCGTTATCATCAAGTGATTTCTTCAAAATATCCCACTGTTTCCACATTTCGGAAAGGAATGATTCGCCACCTGTTGAATAAGTGTGGTAGTCATCAATCAAAAGCATAAGAGTTGTTAGCCCAGCAATAACCCACCCTAAAGGACCCATCCTGAGCAATGCGAAAAGACCTAAGGCTGCACTTGCTACTTGCCTTGTCGAAGAACCTAGGCTATCCCAAATATGCTTTATCTCTTTGCCAGCTATAATTGCTGCACTGCCCATCCTTACGAACCAGCTAGCTACTTGGGCAATCTTTTGTGTCCACCTTGGCATCCCTTTTGTTATTTCATCATTTAGCCCTTTGAGTCCGCCCTTTAATCCAAAAATAGGCCCTGATAAGTACTTGGATAAATAAAACCCTACCCAATATACAGCATATGTTGCTTCAAGCTTGAACCTTTGGAATTCAAATGTTATGGCCCTTATGCCTTTCATTCCGCCAGTAAATCCATCAGGAGGCCCCATCGAAGTTGCTTGGTCTCTAAGTAAATTAAATTTCTCCATTAACTCAGGCGACAGATAAAGGTCTTGAAGACTTGCACCTAAGGCGTCAAGTGAACTTTTATATGCCATGGCATTTTCTTTTGCCATCCACATTCTTTTTGCAAACAATTCATTCTTTAAATCAGCATTTGCTACACCAATTGTTAACTGATACAAAACAGCTGCTATAGCTGTAGAAAAACCAATTATAGCAGCACCTGTTTTTGCGAAACCTACCATAGATGATTTTGTAAAATTGCTAAGTAACTTTTCAAGCTCGGTTAAGCTACCACGTGCCCTGTCGAAAGAGGCTTGATCTACATGGTAGCCTAGAGAAACTAAATAACTTTTTATGATGTTTAGCACCTAAAATCCTCCTTCTTTACCTGCTTCAGATGCACGTCTTTGATTCTCATACTTTACAAGCAATATTTCGTGTATGTCAAGGAGGTCGTCAAGTGTATATGTTCCATCCCATAGCTCATGTTGCCTCCACATCCCTTCAACAACAGGGGCAAATAAGAATTCATTTACATTTTGACATACTGCTTGAACATACCCAGCATTCCCATTGACCCTGAAGTCAAGGGGCTTCCTTTGAAAAAACTTGTCACATTGAATAATAATGAATGGGCAGTAAGAAGCATAACAGTAGCTGCATCATCATCAAGCCCAATAACCCCAAAAGTTAAGTTCTCGTTAAGAATGGGTATATCACCACCAGGAAGTGTCTCAAAGCAAACAGATAAACATTTGTTTTGAATTTCATTGAACTCTTTTTCTGGTAGGCTCAATAAACCTGAAAACATTTTTGTAAAATCAATACCTGAAAAATCAATAGCCTGGGGGCTTTCAAGGGCTTTTGCCGAAATAAGCTTGTTCATGTCAAGACCTTCAATCATTGGAATAAAAATTCCAAGAACCTTAACAAGAACATAAAGCCCTGTTCTTGCTTCAAACTTCCTAACCTTAAACTGCCTTCCAGCAATCTCTATTTCTTTAACTCTGCTATTCATAACAACCACTCTTTCTTTTTTATAATGCATCCTGTTGAATATCAGCAGCCATTAAAGGCCAACTAATGTTTTGACCTTGGGCTTGGTATGGTTTATCAGGAATCTTTTGGAATGAAACACCTGAACATGTCACTAGGTCCTCCATCATGGGGGACCTAACTACAATCCCAACATCAGCCCATTCACTTGCAGATGCTGCCTCAAGGTAATTATAGAGCTTCAAGAGCCATTTGTGAAGAGAAGATGTTTGCTGGGCTGTTATCGAAACTATCCCATTTCTTCCTCTAATCTTACTAACCATTACTGACCCATCAGCTGATAAATCATGTGCCGACCTGTCGGTAGACATTGAGATAGAAATCCCACCCAACCCTTTACCGTTTGTGACGTATTGACCTTGTGATGGGTGAGATATAACACATGAAACATCATCAAAACTATATGTTGTCGTTGCCATCTTTTCACCCCTTACCTAGCTATATCTAGCTGAATCTTAACAAACTCTATTGCACCAGCCAATTTCACGCAAACATAAATAGGGGGTGCAATCCTTTGTGCCCTATCCGAAGAGCTTTGACTTGCAATTGACTTAGACAGTATTGCAAACCCTTGTGATAACGTATCACCTGTCTTGAGGGTTAATATTGAAGGCTGACTCCATACTCCCGGAGCGATGAACCCTCTATCTCTTGAAGAAATACATGGGCTTGTGATAGCACTTATAAGCATGCTTACACCATCTTCAGTTTGCGGAACCTTTTGAGACCCTACAAGAAGGTCCATAGCAGAAAGCTCAATATCATTTACAAGCATATCAATTCCGATAATTTCATCGAATGGGTAGCCATTTGCCATAACACCTTGCTCAAATAAATTGTATGTATTTCCTCTATTGATATAAATGTTTCCATTTTGCAACTTGACATTATTTACTTGAGTCAAAGAAAGAGTCTCTGTGATAACCCCTACTTCTTTCTTGTATGCAAGTGTATATGCACTGTCTTCCATCCCTGTGTTGGCTCCCATTGCATACCCCATAATGGCTGCAATAGCGTCAGGGTGAGTACTGTATTGACCAATTGTTCTCATATACTCAGAGCCTTGAAGTGTAGCCA